GAATTAGTCGTCTCCGTCCAAAAGGTTGTAACCGTAAGCGTGCAGGGTTAGCGTTGCATCATCATGCACTCCAACATTAATAATTTCAACTGCAATCTCCACTCTATTCTTGTCGGGGACTTTAGGCATTTGCAGCCTGTGCCCATAGACAATTTTATTGCTTTGGTAAAAGAGACCCTGTACGGTCACATCAGCAGTCGCAACATCTACATCGTCACCACTGCCGCCTTCCAGCGTTGCAGTGATCCTATACCTGATGAAGCCGTCTATCTTAGTTGAACCCTTGTCGGCAACGTAATCAAACAACCCTTTTTCTATCTTAAATAAAATATCCAGGCTTTTTCTTTTGTCTTTAATGTACTTTAAGTCGTCAACTTCAGTGATTTTTTGCTCTTCGTCAAGAGTCTGATTGTTGGTCGGACCAAACGTCTTATTAACCAGAATTCTTTTTTTCTTATCTGCGTCAGAGCTTTTAATTTCTTTAATATCTTTTCGCCCCTTTAGTCCGCCATGGCTTTCTAGCTCACGAGTAACTTTCTCGCCGTTAATACTAAAAGTTTGTAATCCTGGCGCTTGCGTTGTTGTTTTGAGCGGGTCTGAATCATCAGAAACAACAAGGTTGGCAGCTAGCAAATGACTTCCTGCAATCACACGACCGTAAATTACAGGCACTGTCGCTCCAGTTCCAACAGTGTTAGCTGGTCCGGTGAAAGCGTAATTTGCTTGACCCATTGCACCACGCGTAACGCCATCAGGGCCAGGACCGCGTACGTTTGTGCCTTCGCCTCTAATCCTGTTAGCACCAAGATTGCCAAGCTGTGGCTGCGGTGAGATCAGGTTTGCAGTGCCAGAGAGAATCAAGCTTGCGCCGACTGCACTTAAACCTGTACCAATCAACGTCCCAACAGTTGCCGTGCCAGCAGCAGTAGTCAACGCACCAACACCAAAAAAGCTGGTCGTTCCAAATAAACCAGCACCAGGCAGCAAGAACGACGCAGCAACTAAGCCAACCCCAATCAATATCTGTGTTGTACTGCCACCACCCGCACCAGAAATCACAGGCACCACAAGCAATGGCTTGCTCCCAAACGGCAACTGCAACTCGTCATATCCCATTGCCGCACCACCTTGGATAACCTTGTACCCAACGCCGTTATGGTGCGCCTGCATCAGCTCCTGCTTCAACGCTGGATAGTTGATGCACAGCAGCTTGATCGCATCTGCTGGCGTCTGAAGGTTGTAATACTCGTGGTGCTTGCCGTACTTCTCGCCAAGCTCACCTGCCAACATGACAAGTTGCATGACGAAACACAGCCGCAATTCTTTTTCGATAATACTGCCGCAACGGTTCTACCGCACTGATGCTGTCTACACGTTGGTGCAGGATCTTGTCGTCGCCTACATAAATTGCACCGTGCATTGGTGTTCTCGTACCAAGGCGCATCACCAACAGATCGCTCTTCTGTCGATCGTCTAACGCGACAGGTTTAAATTCAAGTGACTTTGCGTAACGCAGAAAAATGCTATCTGTCGTACCAAGATCCTCAGGTCGCGGAAAGTCTGGCAACTTAACGCCGATCAACTCATAGTATTGCCGCACCAGTGTGTAGCAATCTTGTTTGCCGTACTGCCAATGCTGACCAACTAAGGGTCGATAATCAACCATTGCTGATCCGGTACAGAGAAAACGTACCAAGGCAGTTTAGTTTGCTTGCAAGCGTCACGGTCATGATCGCTAACAGGTGTGCCTTTTGGATGCGAGTGAACTACGCCTTCGATTGGACCGAAGTACATAGCTCGTGCATAGTCAACAGGATCAATTACAAAGTTTTCCCTAGGCTCAGGCGCAATGTTGCGGCATGGGAAATAGCTGTCATTGACAATCAATCCGCATGACTCCTCAGGCGATTTAGCGTGTGCGTGCCTTTCGGCTTCACGCTTGAAGTCTTGCGCCATAAAATCCTCCAAAAGGCAAGTTTTCCGGACCGAATCTTGCCTGGCAGCTAGACAGTCTTTTGCCGCAAACATCTGCAGCTTTTCTTTCCTCTAGTGTGCCACCAGTTATTTGCTGATCATCAATCGTAAAACAATCGTCACCAACATAAGGACACTCCCTACCACCGCGATAAGTCCACGGACAGAATTCTTCAATAGTCCTGCGAGGCAAAGCTAAGTTCGTCAGATCAAGCTTTGGCGCTAGCTCAAACTCTACAAACTGAGGATTCTCTGAGGAAACCCTGTCGATGTACCAGGTCTCAACAATTTTGGCATCAGGGTCAGCAGTGTCGTTAAACGTCTCCTCAATCAAAGTGTCCCCATCTTGCGTAATCAAAAAATCTTCTACATCCGACTCACGAGTAAACCCAACATCCTCATTGAAGTTTGTTGTGTCGATAAACTTGGCAAACGTGCGGATGCGTCTGACTTCTGCCGCCAGTGGGTTGTATAGCAGCATCAAGCTAGTAATTGCATTATTAACGTTGGCGACTCGAAGCGTTGGGCGTGGCAACGTTCCTTTTGCGGAAAATTCAAAACCGTCAATCTCTACAGGAACCGCAGGGTAGGTTTGGCCGCCAAACTTGATATCTTCCGTTAAGCCGTTCTTGCCAGGGTGATAATGCAATATATCATTTACACCATTAACAGCTTCAGTTAGCTGAATCTCAAACAGGTCAATAATTGCAGTTGGCGCAAGGCGCAGCAGCTCTTCTGCTAACGGCTCAAACGACAACCACGTAATATCGTTGTCTTGCAGTTCAGTCGCAATCTTGAACGGAAACGATGGCTCGTTTTCAGGAAAGGTTGCATAAAATTCTTCAGTATCTGATTTAGGTTTCTCGCCAGGGGCAACAGCACGTAATTGAATGCACTTAAAAGCAAGAGTGTTGCCCTTTGATGGATTGGCACGAACTACATCCCCAATCGCATACTCTCTATTAGCTTGCCAAGCGTGAATCGACTTGGTGCCGTCAACGTTGTAATACGGATAGGCCATCAGGTCTCAAAGACTTGCTCAAACGTAGCCGTAACAGTAGCCCGGTTCAAATATGGAATCGACTTTGACCATTCACGACAAACAAACTTGCTGCTACTGCTTTCACCTGGTGGCGTGAAGTTAAAACTTTCAACTGCAGCGCGTGCATCCAGAAATGCTTCGATTGTGTCAGCGTCAGTCTCTGACACTTCAAAGGTCAGGTTATAGACCTTCGGGTTCTGCTGTATCCCAAACTGCGCACGCTGCTGGTAGCCACTACCAAACTGAATTGCACGCACACGAGGCGCACTGCGCTTCTGCACGCCATAAGTCGGGTTGATTGAAGGAAAGGTAGCCATTAGCTCAGTAAGCCTCCAGGACGTTTTTGCTTAACCAGCTCAGCTTGCACAGCTGCACCAATGGCAGCACCCAGTGCCTTTGCGTTTGGCTGATTGCCTTGTGCTTGTGTTCCAGAAGCATCGACATTTACAACAACGTTAGCTCCACCAAAGCTGCCTGCTGGGGCGACGCTTCCTGTCCTGCCAGGCGTAAACAATTCAGGGCCTTTCTCTCCTACGACATAAGACCTGCCACCCATTGCAGTGCCGCCATTAGCAAGGAACCCTGAAAACAAAGATCCTAAAATGCCACTCCCTCCCGCAAGAGTTCCGGTTATGTTGCCAAAGAAAAGCATGTTACGAGCGACCTGCAACATCTGATTGGCAAGATCATTAAGCAAACTTGTCGCAGCATCAGCCAAAGATGTTGTGCCATCTACTGCACCTTTAAGGGCATCAACAACGCCATCGGCAATCGTGTCACCGATGCCTTGGTAAACGTTCTTTAATTCATCAACGCGTTTCTTTTCTTCTGACTGGGCTTTTCTTAGTGCATCTGCTTTATCCTTGTCTGCCTTGATATTATTTTCTGTTTGCACCTGTTGATCGAACAATGCTTGCGTACCTTTCTTTACGCTATCAACGATGTCTGAATTAGCTTTAGTTCGTAAATTTTCAAGGTTTTCTAGGTCAATTTGAAGTTGTATTTCTCTTCTTTGCTCATTAGTCTTTGCAGCCGCTAGCTTAGTCTGCTCTTCTAATGTTTGTTTTTGCTCTTTAAGTCGCAGAACAAGCTGTTCAGCATCTGATAATTCAATGGGCCCGGACGATTTTCCCGTCTTTTGTGATTTTTGATTTAACTGTTCCAAAAGAGAATTGATTCGTGCTTGCAAAGCAGCAATTTCGGGATCAGGACCTGTTGGTGTTGTTTGCTTACTACCTTGCTGTGCTAACGCTTCACGCCTGTTAAGTATTAACTGACGCATTGCCTTAACGGTTTTCAAGACATCATTGCGTAGCCTGCCAAAATCACCTTTTCCGGTAAACCTAAATGCAGCCCTGCTTGCTTCATCAAGAGCACCTTCTAACTTCAAAAGATCAGTTTCAGACTGTGCTAATTCAGGGCGCAAGGTCCCAACCGCTTTTTTGAGAGAGATAAATGCGCTTTCGCTGGCAGTTCCGGTGCTTGCAGCAGCCTGCAATGCTGCCGCTGACCTGCTAAGTGCACCAGTTGCTAAGTCTGAGAATTTAGAGATTGCAGTTGATGTTGCTGAAATTATGTTATTTACGCCTGTTAAAATATTTTTTAATGCAGGGCCTAATACTGTGTCTAACGATCTGGTAACGTTGCCAATGTTATTGATAATTGAACTGACCTGTGAAGATACAGTGCCGCCAAGATCTTTGGTCGCTTTTTCTGCAGCGCCAGCTGAATTTTTTTGATTGTCTAGGCTCGTGTTGAATTTCTCCAGCCCATCATTAGCCAATGGCAAGATCGTCGCTACCGCTTCGACGCTGCCAAACAGCTTAGTCAGCGCAACTTCGCTACCACCAGTCTTTTCAATAACATCCGCCAGGAAACCTCCAAATCCTTTCGTCTTGATTGCAGCCGAACTAAATTCAAGGCCCAAAAGTTCTGATGTTTTGCGTGCTTCTTCAGTCGGTTTGATTACACTTGCAATCGCTTGCCGCAAACCAGCAAAAGTTGATTCAACAGGAACACCAGTTGCAGTAACTGCAGATATTGCAGCATTCAAGTCTTCAATTCCAACACCTGCCGCAGCAGCAATAGGTGCTACACGACCAATCTGTTGTGCATATTGTGCAACAACAATTTTGCCGTCATTTTGCGTTTGGATAAATCCATCCACAATTTTTGACGCCTTGTCAGATGATAAACCGTAAGCATTAAGAACAGAAGTGGTTGCATCAGCAACAGTGTTCAAATCTGATAAGCCACCAACTGCCCCAAGCGTTGCAGCCTTTAAAATATTTGCTGCTGATGCCGCATCGTTAAAACCTGCAGAAGCAACGTCATAACTTGCCTCAAGTAATTGTGTTTGACTTACAAGCCCTTTTGTTTCATTGCTGACTGCAAGTAGCTGACGTTGCAGCTTTTCAGAATTAACGCCAAGCGTTCTTACTGCGGCTGCAGCTTTGTCAGCCTCGACAAAGCCCTTGAAATATCTTCGTACTAGTTCAAACTGAGCGAAGCGTACGCCAAGCTTGCCGACAGAACTCTGCAAGAGATTTGTGGCTTTATTAACCCGAGTGAGTTCCCGTACCGCATTGCGGCCATCAACCCTCAGCTCGATGTTGGATACTCCCACGGCTCACGCAAGCAATGTTTTTATTTTACCGCCGACCCATTTTTGCGCGATTTATTGCTTTTTCTTCTTGCTCTCGCTTTACTTCGTAGAAAGCAGCAAAATGCACAAGCTCCGCATCGGTTAATTCCGTGCGAAGCCTGCTTACGGTCATGCCTAATTCGCAGGCCAGGAAGAACTCAAAATAAGTCCAACTGTCCTGCTTTAGTCGTTTTTTGCATCTTCAATGCTGGCTTCTTGACCAATACCAAACAAGAACAGCTCAATGTCGTTCAGCACAGATTCAGGAAGCTTGTGCTGGAGTTTTGCAGCATCAGCAGCAGCAAACGCCTTCGTGCCGTCTTCAAGCTCAGCCATTTGACACAGCATCTGCGTGCTGATGTCCAGTGCCTCATCAGTACCAGCCAGCTGCTGTGCTTTTTTACGGTCTGCGCGTGTGATCGGTTTAAAATACAGATCGACGATCTTTTTGCCGTCTGCGTTCTTGAGTTCAAACTTCCGTCGCTGGTTGAGGTCAAACGCCCCAACCAGCAGATCTACGGTGCGATTTGAAGCAGGCATTTAAGCGACTTATTTGTCACTTAAACTATAGCCTTTTTACTCCAGATTGGAAGTGATAGTGCTGCTGGTAATGAAGCTGCAGGACACAATAACCAGCTCACCAACGGTAGAAGTGATTTCCATGTCAGTGATGATTCCGCCAAAAGCGACAGAATCTGTGCCAGCCGAAGATCCAGTCGTGAACAGCTCAAACGACGCATCAGCGGAGTCGCCAGTTTTGATTATGTCTTCGATCAAACCAGCTTGCCCAGTGGCATCAGGGTCATACACCAGCTCAACTGTGCCAGAACCACTAATCAGGCTGCCAACAAATTGACGAAAAGTGTTGCCATGCACAGTTGTATCCAAGGTTTCCTTGGTGACTGTCAGGCTCCAGCTACGAGTGCCGACAACAGTTGCAAGGCTGCCTGAACCAGTTTCAAACTGAACAGATCCAGACTCGCCGCGAATGGTAGCCATGGTCAGAGTTCCTCGATGAATTCAAAGGTCACACGGACCTGTGTTTGGAAATAGCCCTCAGGCGATGCGGACACCACTTCAGGACCGATTGGCGCATCGAAGAAAACCCCCGACACTATGACTCGATTATAGAGATCACGAATCCGCTTGCCTATTGTGTAGTTTGCGCCAGCACCAACGCCAGCAGGCGTGAAGATATTGATGACAATAATACCAACAATGCGATTTTGAGAATCAGATGTTAATCCCTGACTTAGGTATTCATTGGCGCCAAAGTTAAACAGACATTGGACCCAAGATGAATTGGGTGTTGGAGAATAAGAGACATTATTGAATACAACAGGAATTGCAGGCGATGATGCAAGCTCTGTAGCAAGCCTTGCTTCAATCGTTGCACGAATAGTGTTTAGATCTGCTGCTGCCATTAACCTTGCCTCTTGATTTTTTCATATTGTGATCGTACATAGGCTTGCATTTGTTTGCCGATAAGATCAACCCAACCTGCATCAGCTTGTGGGCTGTGACCATTTGCCAGTGGTTCTGCGTACGGCAGATTGTTGTGAATGCTGTAATAATTGCCTAGTTTTTCTTGCCCGGCATTGTAATTTGATCCTTTCAATGGTGCTGGCGTTCCCTTGTAATCACCTGGCGGTGCAGGCGTGCTGTTGTTTGCATTTTCACCAACCTGCCAACTAACGCGGAATCTGCCAGTATCAACAGGACTGCTTTGCTTTAATTTTGAGTCAGTTTCAAGTACCGTAACACGCAGTAATTGCTCAATTTGACCTTCCATATAATCAGCAATCTTTGCTAGCTTGATTTCTTTTGCCATCATCAAGCCCTCAAAAATAACTGATATACAATCGCCTGATTAGCTTGCTCAATAATTTCAACACGCACGACTTGATGCGTCACGTCGTTAATTAGCACCCTATCATCAACTCCTGGGGCAGCAGACAATGCAGATGCTGCAACCGTTAGCTTTTTGTCATCACCCCGCACAAGGTCATTGACCTCAGATGAATTTACATCCTCCAGCACACCTTTAATGGTGATATTTTCCAAGCCAATGGCATGACTAGGCACTGTGCCAGTCGTGGTGTCATAGTCACCTGTCGTGACAAACTGAATCGTGACATCACCGCCAAACTTGGTGATGGCCTTGTTGGCAACCTTGCGCAGCGAATCAGCCAGTGCCATCAGATCTTGTAGGCAATACAAGCCCCATTCTGGAGCTGGATGCTGGTGAAGTAACCCTCAAGAGCAGTGCTTGCATCAACAGTCGCACCAGCAAAATCGTTATCCGTCACGTTTTCGCTCAGGATTTCGGTGATTGTGCTGCTCTCGTAAAAGGCGATATACGAGAATTGACCAGTATGAACCGCTGTGTCGTTAATGACCTCAGCGCCGATGGTGTAGTCAACTGGTGCGTGTCCGCCGGTAAGTTTCGTCATGATCAGATTTTGTAAGCGATGACAGCACCACCGTTGTTGAGGGTGAATGCGGTGAATACTCCTTGGATTTCAAACCCTGCTGGTAGTCCTTCATCCAAAATGCTGTTGCCAGTCCAGTTGTGAACCGTCAGTGCATCAAAGCTGGTGTTGTTCTTTAGGATGACGATCCGACGCCAACGACCAGTTTGTGCATCCGTTGAATTAACGAAATCAGCGCCAATGCTGTAAGACGGATCAATAGAAGTTTCGTAAGGCATGATCAGCTCCGTTTCACAGCAATGTTGCCTGGTCCACTAATTCTAAGCCCTGTCAAATAACGTTCGATGATTGGCGGAATACGATCTGCACCAACAGCACCAGACTTGTCAGGCGTCACGTTAATAGGACCAACCTGCACGTTCTTATAGTCTTCTAAGCCGCTAAGGCCAATACCGTCTTTGTTGTTGTTCAGGTACACCGCAAGGATTGCTTGCGCTTTTTTGACCTGATCAGGAATTTCCGTATCAGTGAAATAATCAGTTGTAATCCTGAACGGAAAGCCGACTGCATAGGTGTTGATATACGTGTCAGGCTTGCGAACACCAGTGCGCGGCCATTGCAATGCTTGCGTATCAGTGACCCTTGCGCCTAAATAACGTTCACGATCAAGACGTTGCGCTGCAGTGTAAAGCGCACGATTCTTTTGATCATCAGTGGCTGAAGCCCATGCAGTCACGTCAGAATCTTCAACCAAGCCATCAACGATGTCGTTGGCATCACTGAGCGTCAAATAAGTGTTGGCACTTGCCCCGCCAACCGTTGCATCAAGTGTGATTGCCATCAGGTTTCTCCGGCTTGGGCTTTACTGTCCTTCGCCTTTTTGGCTTTGGCTCTGTTGTGATTTTAGGCTCAGCATTAGAAAAAGAGGCCACTGCTGAAGCAGTAGCCTCACGTTCACGCATTCGCCGGAAAGCGAATAAACCCATCAGGAAGCAGAAGCTTTGATCACAGCGTAGTTGATCACAACTGCTTCGCTAAGTGAACTTGTGCTCACGTTGCCAAGACTGAGATCGAAAGATCCAGCAGCAACAGCGCCAACAGTCAGGGTATAAGACCCAGAAGTACCGCCAGAGGCGATAGAAGCAATCACCACATCAGTGGCAGCAACTTCACTGTTGGTCACGGTGAAAGTCACTTCGGCAGCAGCTGCAAGTGCAGCGTCGTCCATTGTGATTTGACCGCAGGGCTGGTTCAGGGTGACACCAGTAGCTTTGCCGCTGGTATCAGCTTGGGTAACAGCACCACCGGAAACGTATCCGATTGCCTTACCCGCAGAAACCTCAAAAGAAGAAGCCATGATTAGTTACCTCCTCAATCGAAGTTAGAAGTGACAGTTGCACGCACGATACCAATGTTCTTGGTTTCGTACACCTTCGACCAGTTGCCGATGGTTTCCAGTTGTGCGCGAGTCGGGTTCGTGGTGGTCACGCCCCACTTAGCACCAACAGGGTGGTAGCAGTAGTGAAGGTCGATGGACATTGCATCGGATTTCGCTAATATATCGCGATCAGTTTCCGACTGAAGTGCAAGCTGTTCGCCAGAGGCAACAGCACCTTCGGTGAAGAAGTAAACGGCAAACTTCTTGTTAGGAGAAGTGCCGCTGGTTTGCACATCATCGCTAACCAAAACCCTGAGCCCCATAAATGTGGGGACAGAAACGTTGCCGAATGCGTTTGCAGTTGAACCCTGAGTTGCGTCAGAGTCAGCAGCGCCAGTGTTGTCGTAGATGAAATCAATGGCACGACGCTCAACCAAGTCGTAGTACACATTGCTGTGCATACAAATGGCAGAAAGCTTGTCGCCTTGATCACCCAAGATTGCACGGGCTTCAGCAACGTGACGGGGAGACAATGCAGTCTCACCAGATCCACCACCGTCAATGGTCAGTGCTTGGAAAGAAGCAGAAGCGTTGTCAGTACCAACAGCACCGAAGATACCGCCGAGGCAAGACAGCAGATCCTTTTGACGCTGGTTAGCAACGTAATCAGCGATCTTGGCACCAATGGCAGCCATAGGATCAGAACCAGCAGCAAGTGCTGCTAGGTCACGCGCTTCAAATGCACGACCACGGTGCAGGATCACACCAATTTGCTTGTCAGCAGTGATCTTGCCAGGAGTCAGTGAAGAGCTGTCAGACAGAACTTCAAAGTCACCGGAAAGATTTGCTTTCCAGAAGGGAACATTGACAAAATCACCGCCCTCGGTGGCATTCAGCTCAGCCATCGGCTGCACCACACCGGAAGCCAAAAAGGCATCACGCTGAGTGGTCTGCTCGATGACGTAAGGCGTAAATACCTCGGGGATGATGATGTCAGAGCGAAGAGTCGCCATGACTAAAAATCCTCAAAAGTTGTTTACGGTGTGGGCGTAACCCAGAATGGCTCCGCGTAGCTTTGCCTCACGTTTATATTAACGTGCAGCCGCAGCTTTCATTCGATCGTACAAATCACGATCAGTCTTAAATAGACGTGATTGCTCAGTCAGGTTGAAGTTTTCCTTCGTGAATGGGTTTTTCATGCCTGCTGGAATTTCACCAGTGCTGCGACCTGATGGTGCACCAGAACCTTGCGGCTTCGGTGCTTTCTGCATCCACTCAGGTAATGATGCTTTAGCCCAATCTGCAACAGGTCTGCGTTCGTAGCCATCGACGACAACGACAGTGCCGTCAGCTTCGCGTTGAATTTTGTCAGCAGATAGCTTTGTCTTCAGCACCAGATCAGGGTCATGCACAATATCTGCTAGGGCAGAAACTGCAGGGCTGATCAGCTCTAGTTCTCGGACTCGTGCTTCAAGCTCTTGGATGCGCTTGTCCTTTTCCGCCGACGCCTCACGGAACTGTTGCTCCAAAGCTTGTCGCGCTTCGGTGTATTTACCTTCGGATTCAAGCTTTGATTGCTCGGCTTGTCGCTTGAAGTCCAGCAGTTCTTGGACATCAACATCCTCGGGAATGGACTTTGCTTTTTTCAGCTTCCCGATTAGCTCATGATTTTTGCGCTCAAGAGCTTCGATGCTGTTTTTTAGTGCGTCAATCTCGCCGTTGTTTTGCGTTTCAACAGGCGTAACCTGTTGATTTTGCTCGTCAGACATGAAAAACCCGTAGGGTAAGTTTTCAGTCAAATAATATCAGCGTTTAACTCTATTTGCTGCGTTTTGGTGCTTTGCGAAGCTGTGATTCACGCTTGAGCACTGGGTTGCCAGTGGATTCAGATTTGATCCGAATCACAGGATCATCCTTACTGCCAACACGGGTGATGTTGCCGCCAGTTGGCCCTTTAATCATGGCGCGTTCACCAGCAATGCTGGTCACGACACCATAGGTGCGCTTGCCTTGATACACCCAGCTAACACGATCACCGCGTTTCATTTTTTCTTACCGCCTTTTTTCTTGGGCATCGGCTTCATCGGCTTTTTAGGGCCTTTGTACTTGCCAGGCATGATGATGCTGCTGTTATTTCTAGTCTAGTTTGCCGTAACGCTTGCGTAAGTCTTGCAACGTAAGTTCTGAGCCATCATCACGAACAAGTTTCGCAATCGCATCTTTTGGGCCATGCTTAGCAGACAGCCTGTTGAAGTATGGAACTTTGGATTTTCCTAGTGCTTGTTCTTGTACTGATTTACTTTGCTTAGCTAGCCATTGCCCATAGCTTTGATCTGCTGGCACCATGCCGCCTTGTGCTGCACGTTTACCGCGTGGTGGTGGATCAAACGGCAAGTTGTCATAGTCAATTACAGCAACCGTCGTGCTGCGACAGTTGAAGTGTTGCGGTGGTTTCGGACCCTTGCCGTATTCAAATTCTCGACCATCCAATGCACGACAAATGGCAGAAGTACGAGAATCAAGCGTTGCGACATAACGATACTTTTTCGTGATGTCTTGGTTGGCTTCATAGACCTGCTGTGAAGCGGCATTAGCAACCTGATTGATGCTAGTTCGCACCAAGGCAACGACTTGATTATTCGCTACCGTTGTTGCTTGACCACCTGCAGCGGCAATTTGCCTGACACTGCCTGCTTGCCCAAAACGCAATTTACCTTTTAACCTGCGAGCAATATCGTCAGTAGTCTCACCAGTCAATAAACCTTGCCGAACAACTTGCCCGAATAGTTCGGCTTGATCTTCTGCAATGCCACGGAACGCCTTTTGCACAACTTGACCATTAGGCAGCGTGATCGTTGCACCTTCTGCAGCAGTCAAGCTAAACGTCTGCGGCGCACCTTCTACGGCAGCAAATAGATCATCGGACAATGCAACGACATTGATCTGCGTTGGATCTGTCACGACAACAGACTGAGCAAACTGCGGGCTAATTTCAACGCTTCGCACGATATTGCGACTGCCGCGTGGCAACACCTTTTTAAGCTGTTCTTCTACAAATTCAGATTGCAGTTCTGCTAAGCCTTGCAGTTCTATTGCTGTTAGTTCAGTGCTATCACCTGCCCAGGTTGCCAGTGATTCTTTGAGCTGCGCAATAATGGATCGCAATCGTGCAGCCTTGAATGATTCATCAAGATCATCAATAGCACGAAGCTGATTAACGCTATCCAGAATGATGTCGTTATATGCGTTAATAACACGGCGAGCAACACTGTTGCTATAGCGATTTAAATCAATCGCATTGCGATATAACGACTCCGGCGTGCTCATTGTTAATACAACCCAATATCTTCTGGATCGTAAGGGCAGATAATAGATATCTCAGCGCCGCCTTCGATTGCTTTTTGCATAAGCTCAGCAAAGCCTGCAATCGTATCTGCACCCTCGTCAATTAGTTTTGCTTCATCAACAATGTCAATCCCATCCTCAGATCGCCATGCCATGCGAATGATGGCAAACAACCGCTTAGGTAGCTCTTGCTGAACGTAATGGACGCTGTGCTTTTCCGATGTGTCCGGTTCCATAACGTCCACGCCGCTGCATTCATCATGCCGCATCTTCTTCAATCAGGCTTGACTCCTCAGGTGCGGGTTCCGGTGCAGCATCAATTAAACCACCGGCTTGCGTAGCTTCAAGCTCACCGTCTACATCAAAGTCGTCGCCTAGCACTTCGCCTTCTGACAACTGCATCAGCAATGTTTCTTGCGTAATGGTGCCAGCGGTGTAAAGCTGCAACAATGCTTGGATTTCTTGCGGCTCCAGTCTGGTGCCAAGGAAGTCGCGGTTTACATAGCTGCTGCCAGGTTGACGATCACCAAGATATTCAGCGTGATACTGCAGGCAGTTGTCGATCATATCCTGCATGTTTTGAGCGATCACCATCATGGTGCTATCACCTTGACTTCGATCAAGACGCTTGGCTTCTGCAGTTTCAGCCGACAGCTTTTGACCAAGCACAGCAGATAGTCCTAGTTCATTGATCTGCTTTTCAATTTGATCAAGCCGCTGGAACAATGATGCAAACGCATCAGATGATGGGGTGATATATTCTGCACGGCCATCAGCAGGAAATGCAATCGCTTCGCCAGGGCCAGCGGTAACTTCTTCTGCTGCAGAAGGGAAGCCATAAAAGGCTAACATGGGAACACTGCTGATATGCAGTTGATTGTCTAAATCCGATTGAATTTGATATGCCTTGAGATTTAGGTTGGCAATATCTTCAAGCGGTGGACGAGATTCAAAGGTGTTGACCTTGTTTGCGTAGGCAACAGCAAACGGGATGCGATTCAAGCTTGTGCGTCCTTCGTCAACGACACGAAAATCACTTTTCTTCTCATCGCGTTGGAACAGCTTAAATTCACCAGGCGTCAGTACACGCACCTGCTGCACTTGCTTTTCGCCGTATTCACCATCTGGAATTGTGACGGTTTCAGATAGACGGAGTTGAACAAGGCGTTGCTCGCCTTCAATAATTTCAGTGCGATAGCCAAGAATATCGCGTGGTGTGTATGAACTCCAGTAAGGTCTACCACCATCACGCGGTGCATCGACAAGAACACCAACATGACCGTATCGGATCATCTTGCGTGCGGTTTCATACGTCCAAACGTTGAGATCTGATCCGCCTAGATCAACGTTGAAAAGCTGCTCACGGATTTGATCGGATGTATCGTTTAGGCGCACTGGTTTGCGTGTAAGCATCCCGGCCAGCATCCGTTCAAGGCGTTGATAATACGGCGGACAAATTGAAGTGCTCAACCTGCGATCATATGATTCATCAAGTTCTCGCGGTTCTTGCAAAAGATATCGACGATGACGACGGCGGATTTCATAGGTGCCGCCCATCAAATCTTCAATCAGCATCCAGTGGGGTTCTTGATTCGTCCACGCTGCATTTGGATCGTTGACTTGCGAGACCTTGGCGAATAATTGCCGGTCGTAATGAGAGAAACCAGAATACACCGCCTTAATCCCGCAAGTCGATGTTCCTAGTTTAGTCCGCAGCAGCAGCAGTCAAAACCACGCTGTTCTTGCCTACCTTGATGTCAAACGTGGTGCCAGGATCAAGGTTCATGCCGTTGATGTAGGCACTACCCACGATCACTTTGCCGTCAGATTGCACCTTGGTTTTGTGCGTGAGCTTACGGCCCATGCGCTTCTTAGGCTTGAGATCAACGCCTTTAGCTTTTAGCAGTGCTTCGTAAAAGGTGACGAAGTTGAGGCGTTCGGTGCCGTCTTCTTTAATCGTGACATAGCCACATTCCCGCACTAAATCAGAACGGGAAGCATCAGCCATTGCTTTAGTCTTGGCAATCAAGTCTGCGCCTTCAAGCATGTTCAATGAACAAAGGTGAACAGACCTAAAGTTACCCTCTGTTCGATGCTTTGTCTAGTAAATTCTGATGCCAGTTCCACGACCTGCCCTTGCATGTAGTGGATTAAACAGACGCCACAACATGTAGGTCAAAGCATCATTCATGTGGTCATAGCCTGCATCTTTGTCCGGGGTGCCATCTTCCTTGTAGCTTTGCAGTTCCAAGCATTCAATCGTGCGTTTGCAGTTTTCCGTAATCTGCACTCTTACTTGTCCTTTCCCATTTTCCAAAGCAGCTTGTGCAGCAGCCACCCGATCACGGACGGGAGGATTTGACCTTTCTGATTGATTGCTGAATCCGTAGCTTTGCAAAATTTCGATGTCGGTTCTCGTGGCGTTCGTGCTTCGATTTCCGCCAGATGCGTCAGGGTAGGCATATAGCTGACGGTGGGGATAACGCCTTTTAATTTCTTGTCCGATGGCATCTGTGTCATGACCACCGCTGATTTCATCTATAACAATCAGCTTATCAGGTGTGCGCACTGCGATCACCGCACTCATGTTGCCGATGTTGAAGTCAACGCCGACGTGCAAAGGTTCACTACCAGCATCGAAGGATTTTATGACATGCTTCTCACGATCAAATCTGTCATAAACCTGTCCCGTGTTCAGGTTTACAAACTCACCGTCTAGATACGCTTTCAGCAAGCTTGGATCGTAGTTAGCTTTTAGGCGTTCAATAAAGTCAGACGGCAGATGTGGATTATCTACTGTCTTCATCTTGATAAGCTTTCGGTCTGGACGTTCGAGCGCATCAGAAGTCCCAAACTCGTTATACAACCACTTAAAACCCTCTGGCGTCGATGCTGCCGCAAACTGTCTGGTGTTACCGGAACGCAAACGACCGAGGATCTTAGGGAAAGCTCTTGATGTGATCGCAGTGTTTACAACGTCAACCTCATCGGCACAGCAAAATGCGAGGTTCAAACCGATGATCCGTTGATAATTCTCAAAGCTGCGGCACAGGATTTTCGTATCACCACCAGGCAGATGCAAGATATATTCTGGCAGTGGAGATGCCCTAAAGGTATGCGGGATTTCGTATTGCTCTAGAAAATCGTCAAAGTCATTGAGCCAGATGTCACGGATCAAAGGACCTGTAGGTTCCATGACGCAACCGATGAAACCTTGATTCGCAATCGCCAGCGCAAGGGTTTTAGCGCATAATGCTCTAGTTTTGCCTGCACCGTAACCGGCTGATATTGCCAAGATCTGCGAGTCTTGATCATCGACAAATGCAAGCTGTCCTGGGTGCAGATCAGACTTGATGCGATTTAGCAGCTTGTCAGCGTCAAGTGCTTGAGAATCGCCAAGAATATGCCCGATCGGTGCAGTATCAAGAATCGACATTACGCAAACATGCACCGCGCAGTTGAGCACGCTTCTCTTCGATCAAGTGCATCGACGACACTGTGCAAGATGCAGTCACATCATTGATCTTCATGTGCACGCGATACATGCTGTCTTCTGTGGGTTCGTACCAGAACTCTTCATTCTTAACGGGCTGAATCTCAGTCATGAAACGAGTTGTGCGAGTTTGGCTGCGGTGTTGATGGCGCCCAGGGCAACACTGAGATGTCCTTTCTGCCGTGCTTCCATCTGCAAGGTTGAGCATTGCGACAGCAAATCAGCAACCATCTGCGGGCGTTCTAAATCCCAGTCTGCCCTCATTTGTTCGCGTGCAAGCTTCAGGTAGGAATCAACAGAACGATCACTTACACCCCAATGTTCGGAAGCGTACCGAAGACAATCTGAACGCTTGCCACCATTAGCAAGAATTCGAGCGCATTCCTGAACTCGTAAATCAGTTTCTGCTTTTATGCCTTTTCGGGCCATGCAGCTTTAATTATTGCTTTGACTATACAGAGTTTTGTGCATTTAGGAAACGAGCGTATGCACCGCGTGGCGGAGTGAAGCTGCGGCGATAGGTTTTGTTGGTGTTTGAGATGTAGAGCTTTCGGCCATCGTCAGTGATGATGTACTTACTGCCACGCGGGCTGGTGTGTACTTCGTGGTTGCCGATGTACTTTTCAGAGATGGTTGCCATTGTTTTGGTATTGCTGCCAGAGACCGGTGTAGGTGTTGTGATGCGGGTGATTGCGATCGAAGCGTTTGTCTAGATGAAAAAGAAGTTCCAGAAGGATGACACGATCCATCATGGCTTCAGTGTCATGCGCTTCGGGTAGTACAGGTTGCATTGCTTGTGGTGCAATGTCAGCGATCCAATCGTGAAAGTAGCTGCTGCTCATTTTGCGGTTGAGGATTGAGGC